ATAAGCTATTTTTTTCTGTGCCATCCTATAAATCTATTATAACAAAATCTTTAGTTTCAAACACACCGTCTCCAGATGTATAATCAATTCTAACTCTCATAGAATAATTTCTTTGTGCCTCACCAACAAAACTCATATTTCCATCATCCATTGATAAGTCGGTATTTTGTGAGTTTATTTTTTCTTCGGCTTTTAAATCTTCTAAAGTTTTTACCTCCACATTATTTATAGTTAAACTAGGTATATACTTATCTACAGCTTCTCTTATTTCTCTTTCTATAGATATTTTAGTTGTGGTATCCATTAATTCAAATATATATTTACTTAAATTAGTACCAAAATCTGGCAAAAAATATCTAGAACCCTTTGGTGTAACTATTAGGTGAATAAGGTTTGACCTTACTTCACTATCTGTATCTGTATTTAACCCAAGAAAAAAACCTTCTGGACTATCTACAAATGGAAATGTTATACCGTATCTTTGTGTTGGCATTTCTTTTTTATAATAAATACTTCAAAGATTGGTTTATTATGGTGTTAGTTGTTACGTTAATACTTTATTGTTTTGTTGGTGACTTGGTTGGTATGGGCAGTGTCTACAATTATTACCACAACAGTAACCTCTTTTTTTGTGATACTCTTCTGTCATTACCATTCGTCCTTCCTCCCAGTAAAAATCTTTTGGTTGTAATTTAGGTTTTATAAATTCTCTATAATATAATTCTTCAATCCAGTCGTCTTTTCTTTTCATTTTAATTTATATTAGATAATAAATGGTGACCCTAAAGAATCACCATTTATAATAATTTATTTTAAATTTTACGTTAACTTAACTCAACTTCTTTTTCTTTATCAATAGATTTCATATCAACATCTATTTCACATTGTCCACCAGCACAAGCTAACTCACCAGTTAAATTAGTATTGTCATCCAATTCAACAACTTTACTTAAATCAACATCTTTTAAAGATTTCATCATTTCATTATATTGTTCTTCTGTAATGTCTTCAAATGGTGCCTGAGTATAAGTACCTCCATTGTATGGTAATACAGATAAACCATTATAAGATTTTCTATTTTCCCACATCCATTCTCCAGCTAAATCCCAATCACTCTCTTTTAACGATATTGTTGCCGATACATTATGTGAGTTTGAGCCGTTTCTATGTCCTGATTTTACCCATTCTGTAGCCACTTTTTTAACTCTCTCTAATAAATCAAAAGGTGATTCTGTTCTGAGTATAGAACCTTTTGGAGCTTTTTGTGGTATACTAATAACAGCGGTATCGTGTGGTCTGAAATATTCGTCTTCAACAAGTTCAGGGTGGTTAATATTTAAATAAGTATATATTGCTTCATTCTTACCAACCCTAACTCTTCTAATATAATAGTCGTTATGCCATGCATGAATTCCTGATGATGTTCCTAAAGTTAAAGATGTTGTTCCTGCCGGTTTAACTGTTGTACATCTTGCTGATGGGTTGATGTCTATTAATTTAGCTACCCTAGTATTTTCTCTTTTAACTAGACTTGCAGCTTTTTTCATGTCGTATTTTAGTACTTTTCCAGAACCTATACCTGTCATTGATACACCAATTAAAGCATCTTTTTCAGTAGTTTCTTGCCAAACTTCTCTTAAGTAATGAAACGAAGTGTACCCTGCTTGAAGTGTGCCAATAAATGCTGCTGCTTTTACTCTCTCATTTAAGTCTTCTTGAGACTCTATATTTGATACGTTTACCTCACAAAGATTACAGAATTGATTTGGTCTTAGTGCTATTTCACAACAAGGATTAGTCCCCCAATCTTTGTCATTATTTAAGTATATACCCGGTTCCCCTGCTCCTGATAATTCAACTCTTTTCCATAAATCCATAAAAAACTCTTTTGTTATTTTATGTCTCATTAAACAAGCTGAATTATTAGCTCTACCTCTTTGTGGGTTTAATTCCCACCAGTTACCAGCTTTACACCCAATCATAGCATCGTCATCAGCACTAAACAAACTAATAAGAGCTGCTCTACGTATTCCACCTGCCAATACCGCGTCTGCAATATGACATACAATATCGTGTACTTCAATAGTTGTAAGTTGTTCTCCATTTTCTTTTTGATTTAATAAACCTTCAATTTTCACTAAACATTCTTTTAGTGGTTGAGGTCCTGGTGCTTTACCACCTGATGTTATTAATCTAGCTCCTTTTGGTCTAATATCAGAATAATCAAATTCTACTCTACTACCACCACCATTCATATATGTTTTCATAAGAACTTTAATTGCGTCTGCCCATCCTTCAATACTATCACCAATTAAAAATCTTTTCTTTCTTTTTGGGTATGGTTGTTGGATTACGGGTAATTTTTTTACATGGTGTTTTTGTACCGAATATCCAACACCTGTACCTCCCAGTAATAAAAACATTGTCTCACTAAAAGAGTCAATATGGTCAATAGGTACATAAGCACAGTTATAGATTCTATTAGGACTAATCTCAATAGGTTTACCACCAAATTGCATACTTCTCATTGAGGGTAAAACTTTTTTATCATAAACAAATTTGTATTTTTGTTCTATTTCTTCTTTTAAATGCGGATATTTTTTTATGTGCATTTTTTTATTTCGGGTAACTAATTCATCCCATGTTTCTCTTCTATTTAGTTCCGGTATATACTTAGCGTACTTCATGTAGACAGTAATATCCGACAGAATCTTATTTGATACTTCCATATTTGTGCTTTTTATTAATTATTTTTATTTATTACTTGTTCTCTTCTTTGTAGAGCTCGGGCAACTCTTTCTCGATTTCTGTTAGTTTTTTCTTCCTCGAAACCAAGGAATGTTTGTGTAGTTTCAGTGTCTATTTCTAAAGTTCCATTATCAAATTTACAATTTTCAAATATGACACCATCTCTTCCTAGTCTTGATTTTACAATAGCTATAGTTGCTAACCCCATTTCTTTTTGTTGTAAAGTCTTTGCGACTGAGATAATTACATGCCCAACTTGTGCTTTCTTAATGGAACCACCCATTTGGTCTGTGGTTACAACATCTGAAGAAATAGAACTTCTGTTTCCTTGTGTTGCTGTCCAACCTGCTATATTTAATTCGTGACACATCCCCTCAAATTTTCTCATAACAGAACCTTCACCTTTCCATTCATCATTAAATGAACGGTCTGGCAATATACAGTCAATATAATCAATTAATACTATATCTATTTTAGTTCCTTCAGATATAATTTTTCTTACTTGATTTTTAATCTGTAAGATTGTCATTTCATCCGAAGGTAATTTTTTTAATATTAATTTACCTCCAGTTTTTTTCATTTCATCTGCTTTATCTAATACGGTTTCTTTATGGTTACTTAACTCATCGTTAGGTATTCCCGTCCAACAGGTGAAATGTTTTCTTTGTATAATTTTAGGGTTATCTTCAAAAAATATTTGTAACACATTATAACCCATATTAAATGCTGTATTAGCAAATCTAGTTAACATAGTGGTCTTACCAACACCTGTAGGTGCTAAAACCACACCTATTTCCCCTTTAGCCAAACCACCATTTAGTATATTATCTAGTCCGTCAACTCCTGTTGGTAGTGGGTGCCTATAATCATCCTCTAATAGTTTTTCTAATTCTGTAAAAATTTCAAAACTACCCATATCACCATCACCGATTTTAATAGCATCACGTATATATTCTTCACACTTATCATAACTTTCAAAATCACCTTTTTCCATTATATTTTCAACTTTTTTAATAGCTTTTTTAAGTTCTTGTTGTTTACAGAACTTAATAGATTTTTCTTTAATAAATAAATGGTCTTCAAATGAGACTTCTTTAATTTCTTTTAACATGTCAAAAATATTTTTTCTTGCCATTTCAGAAGAAATTTCTATCCTTGTTAGTTGGTCTAAAGCGTCAAATGAAGGTGCTGTTTGGTATTTTTCATAATACTCCTTAATTAATTGCATAATCAATCTGAAGTATTGGTTGTCAAAATATTTAGCAGTAATTGCATCAATTATTGACTGGAAAAAAGTATTATCTGTTACTATTAGGTTAATTAATTTTAATTGAAAGTTATAACCTAAATAACCAAAATTTTTATTATCTGTCATATTTTTTTATTCTTTTAATAAATACTAGATTAGTTGACCATTAGGTCATAATCTTGGTAGTTGGTTGTAACTTTT